CCTAGCTTAACTAGACAATATCAACAGGAATATGCAGAAGAAACTGCACGTCAAGCAGAACTTTATAAAAACTTTAGAATGCCTAAGAGCGAAGAAACGGTTGAAGACGATGACCAAGAAGTTTGACTTTAAGGGATACAAGATTATAAAATTAAGAGACCCTATAACGGATTGTAGATGAAACAATTATTTAAAAAATGTGCAGCATTTACTGATTTACATATCGGCCTTAAGTCTAATAGTAGTATTCATAATAAAGATTGCGAAGAGTTTGTTGACTGGTTTATTAGACAATCACAATTACAAGATTGCGATATTGGTATCTTTATGGGAGACTGGCATAACAATAGAAATAACATAAATTTAGCAACTCTAGATACCAGTCTCCGCTGTTTGGAAAAACTCGGTGCCGCCTTTGAACAGTTCTTTTGGTTTCCAGGTAATCACGATTTGTTCTATAAAGATAAACGTGATATCCACAGTTCAGCATTCGGACGACATATCCCAGGCGTTACTGTGGTAGAAAATGTAACTACCATAGACGATGTAACCTTAGTACCGTGGTTGGTAGGTGACGAATGGAAAAATATCAGCAAAGTTAAGAGCCGATATATGTTCGGGCATTTTGAATTACCATTGTTTTATATGAACGCTATGGTTCAGATGCCCGATCACGGTGAACTACAAGCCGATCACTTTAAACATCAAGAATATGTATTCAGTGGACACTTTCACAAAAGACAAAATCGTGGAAAAATTTGGTATATAGGAAATGCGTTTCCACATAACTTTAGCGATACATGGGATGACGAGCGCGGCATGATGGTATTAGAGTGGGGCGGAACTCCTCAATTTATTAATTGGGATAATTGCCCTAAATTTAGAACTATTAGACTAAGCGACCTAATTGATAAAAAAAGTTCTATAATGAAGAGCAAAATGTATTTGAGAGTTAATTTAGATATAGATATTAGCTTTGAAGAGGCAAATTTTATTAAAGAAACTTTTACAAATGATTATGATATTCGAGAAATTAGCTTAATTCAAGATAAAGTAAGCTTAGACACAACTGTCGACGATAATCCCGATACAACATTTGAAAGTGTTGATCAAATAGTATCCGAAAGCTTAGTATCAGTAGAATCAGAACAGTTTGATAAAAAGGTTCTGTTAGATATCTATCACAATCTATAACATTTAATTAGACAATATGTCATTCAAAATTAATAATCTTACAGTAAAAAATTTTATGAGTGTTGGGAATCAAACCCAAGCAGTAGATTTTGATCAAGACTCTCTTACTCTTGTATTAGGTAGTAATCTAGATCTAGGTGGCGATGACACTGGCTCAAGAAATGGTACTGGGAAAACTACAATTATCAACGCTTTGAGCTATGCATTATATGGTCAAGCACTTACTAACATTAAAAAAGAAAATCTTATTAATAAAATTAATGGGAAACATATGTTAGTCACAGTTGAATTTGAAAAAAATAGCATCAAGTATCGTATAGAGCGTGGTCGAAAACCCAATATTCTAAGACTATTTGTTAATGATCAACAATTAAAAACTGAAGAAGAAGACGATAGTCAAGGTGATAGCAGAGAAACACAAAAAGCAATTGAGCAAATGCTCGAAATGAGTCATACAATGTTTAAACATCTTGTGGCTTTGAATACCTATACTGAGCCGTTTCTTTCAATGAAGGCCGCAGATCAACGAGAAGTGATCGAACAATTACTTGGTATTACTTTGTTAAGCGAAAAGGCAGAACTGTTAAAAAGCTTAATTAAAGATACTAAAGATCAAATCCAGCAAGAAACTTTCAAAATTGAAGGTATTAAAACTGCTAACGAGAATGTGCAAAAAAGTATCGATAGCTTAAAGCTAAAAAGTTCTGCTTGGCAATCTAAAAAAGAAACAGAGATTGAAAGTTTAGGCAAAGCTATTATGCAGCTCGAAAGCGTAGATATCACCTCTGAACTACAATTGCATGTAGATTTAAAAACGTGGAACGACAATAACAGCAAAGTAAAAGAACTCACAAAACAAAAAGCAACATTAGATTCTGCGGTAAGCCAAGCTGAAAAAACAGTAAACAAATATACTAAAGAACTTGATAAACTTGAAACTCACAAGTGTCCTGCGTGTGATCAAGACTTGCACGATCACAAACATCAAGAAATGATGGAAACTGCTGCAAAAAATCTAACTGATGCAATTGAATACTTAGATAAAGTCAGCAACAGTCTTGAAAAAGTAAACAAGGAAATTAAAAAAATTGGCGACTTGCCTAAAAAACCAAGTACATTCTATGATACAGAAGCCGAAGCATTGGGGCATAAGAACAATTTAACCCAACTTGAGAAAAGTTTAACTGTAAAAATTGAAGAACTTAACCCATACGACGAGCAGATTCAAGAATTAAAGAATACTGCTATCCAAGAAATTACCTGGAACTATGTTAATTCATTAGTTAAAACTAAAGATCATCAAGAATTTCTACATAAATTGCTAACAAATAAAGATAGTTTTGTACGCAAAAAGATTATTGATCAAAATTTAACCTATCTAAACAAAAGATTAAGCTATTATATTGACAAACTGGGTTTACCTCATAAAGTTATTTTTCAAAATGACCTAAATGTAGAAATTACTCAACTGGGACAGGACTTAGATTTTGATAATCTATCCAGAGGTGAGCGTAATCGTCTCATACTTTCTATGAGTTTTGCTTTTAGAGATGTATGGGAAGGGCTGTATCAAAACATGAATTTATTGTTTATCGATGAGCTTGTTGATTCTGGCATGGATAGTGCAGGTGTAGAATCCGCTTTAGCTGTTTTGAAAAAAATGGCCAGAGAAAGAAATAAGAATATATACTTAATCAGTCACAAAGATGAACTGATGGGTCGGGTAAACAGTATCTTAAGAGTAATAAAAGAAAACGGTTTTACTAATTATTCAACTAATATCGATTATGTCAACTGATGAACTAGAAAAATTTAAAAAATTATATGCAGAATATCTAGAAGAAATAGTTAATCTACATAATGCCCAATATGTATTCTTACGTAGATTGGGCAGAGATTCCGTTTTTATGATCAGGCGGCACCATAAAAAGATAATTAAAATACAAAAAGAATTGTATAAAACTACAGGATTAGTTTATAAAGAGCATAGAGAAAATACAAAAGAAAGACTAGCTAATCAAAGAGTACAAAGAGCTTATAATAAAGCTAATCCAAAAACACCAGAAAGAAAAAAGAAAAATGAACAACACAATAACACAAATGCAAGCAGTATTTGAAGAATTTCTAAAAGAAGATACAAAGTTCACAGCAGGCAATAGTGCTGCTGGAACTAGGTCTCGTAAGGCATTAGCAGAATTAGGCAAGTTGGTTAAGGCTCGTCGTAATGAAATCACTGCTGAGAAAAATGCTCGTAAGGAAGCTAAAGCAGAAAAGTAATCAATGGCTTGGACTTATCAAGGACAAATAGTAATTGATCCGCCAGAAGATGCTGTAGGATTTGTATATATCATTGTGAACTTGATAAGTGGACGGAAATATATCGGAAAAAAATTATTAAAATTTTCAAAAACTTCATACAAAACAGTAACATTAAAAAACGGTAAGAAAAAGAAAAAACGCATTAGGGACAAAATTCCTAGTGATTGGCAAGAATATTATGGCTCCTCAAACGAATTAAACAAAGACATTGAAACTTTAGGCAAAGAAAATTTCACTAGAGAAATATTACATTATTGTCGATCAAAGGCAGAATGTAGTTACACCGAGGCAAAATTACAATTTGAACACAAAGTTTTAGAATCAACAGATTTTTATAATAACAATATAACCGTACGGGTACATGGCTCACATATAAAATCTAAAATTTAATCTAACACAAAAGGTTGGCGGGCCAGTTTGTAATACCGCTGTGGAAAAACCGGGCAAATAAAATCCGGACACGTAACATATTGAAGCACTCCCGTAGGTAGATCCTACTATCCTGAAAGATGGATGTGAGTCCGAGGGTTCGAATCATATGCCCAACGCTTTGATATAGTATGAATGTTAGCATACGAAAAACCGTGCTATAAAAACTTAAACACTAGGAACGAAGTTTAAGACGCTTTTATAAGCGAGTCGATGTAGGTTGGGAAAGGTTAGAGCCCATTAGCAACACGGTGAAATACCTACTTCCAATGTCTCGACTGGGTGCAACTCACATGAAAACAGACAAAAGATGGAACCTGTAAAAAAGGTTCCGTCTGACCAAAGCAATCTACATGAATATTAGTTTTGCTTCGTGTTACTTCGCAAAATATTATCTCTAATTAAAAATTGCTCTGAATCGAAGATGAAAGAGCAAACGAACTGTGTTCGTTTATAAATAACAAATAGTTATCGGATTAATTAAATGCAGTTAACATCTCTTATAAAAAAATTAGACGGAATAGATAAGCCTAAATCTTCTGCATATCTGTATGAAGGACTGAATACATCTAATAAAAAATCAGTATTCTTATGGGAATCTGCTGGAAAAAAATTAATAGAAGCAAACTTAACTGTAGATCAAATTAATCAGATATTTGCAGATGTAGAACAAAAAGCAACTGCTGCAGGCTCAAACAGAACTTTAATAGGCAAAGGCAAAGATGCAGCATCTGCTGTCAATAAAGCTTGGGAAGATTTAAAGACTAAAGTACAAAATAGCGGACCTATTAAAAATGTAGATGCGATGTATGACCAAGCTGCTGAAAAGCTAAAGCAAGCAACTGGTGGTGATCAAGGTGTTATGAAATATGTGCAAATGTATAGAGACTTTGCTAAAAAACATCCGATTGCACAAAGTTTCATTTATGCTGCATTAATTGCCGCAGCAGGTATTAGTGGTGCAGGTCTAGGAGGAGCAGCAGCCCTTGGTTTGTTTAAAATGACAGACAAATTATTACAGGGTGAAAAATTTAGCAGTGCTGCATACCAAGGAGCAAAAACTGGTGGTATGGCTTATGCCGCAGGACAGATTGGTCAAGCAATGAAGGGTGATCCTGCGGCATCTACAGGATCACCGGGTGAAGGTTCGTATACTTCGTATCCACCACCTACAAATCCTGATGGTAGTTTAATGACCCCTCAAGAGATTAATGCTGCAAAAGATTCTTTACGAGTCGGCGCAGACGCAACAGCAGGAGCGGCACAAAATACACTGGCTGCAACTAGGCAAGCAGTGGAAAAAGAAGTCATAGATGCTATTAGGTCTAGAATTGCTAATGGAGAAATAGCACCCGGCGATCAAGGTGCCATAAGAGATCTGGCATACAAAATGCTGGATGGATCAGGTATGCCGCCGCAGGCCATAGAAACTTCTGTAGAAAAATTAAT